TATGCTGCTCTCTGTATTTGCGTCGGCGGCGCAGGCTCCTGACGATGCGAACTTCATGGACCTGCTCTCAGGGCCTCTGGTCGCGCATCTTGCTACAATGCCACAAGACGACGTTGACTTCGTTCTGCATACGTGTCTGGCCGCTGTGCGTGTGCAGCAAGCGGACGGCAAGAGCAGCATTGGACTTTACGACAAAGGATCGAAGCAGCTTCGTTACCAAGATTTGAAGATGCCGGCGATGCTTCAACTTACCATCGCCGTCATCAAGGACAACCTTGGAAGTTTTTTTCCTTTAGGGCAACCAGAGTCGAGTCAAGGCTGAGCGGTGTGCCCTTGCTGTCGATGGAGAGCGGCGAGGACTGGCTGCTGCGTCCAGTGCTTACCGGCATGTGTCGGTACGAATCGCTCAAAAATGGGAAGATCGATCTCGGCGACATCGCACGGATGAACGACGCGCTGAGTGTCTCCGATGAAAACCAGGCGCGGCTGACTGCCGGATAGCGAGGACACGATGACAAGCAAAGCGCCGCAAGACATCTTAAAAGAGTACCTGGTCGCGATCGGGTTTCAGGTTGACGAGCCGGGGCACAAGAAATTAGACGAGGGGATCAAGAAGCTCGACAAGGGCATTCTACAGTACAGAGACGACATTATTCTCACCGGCATAACTCTGGCAGCCGAAGTAAAGAGCATGGCAACAGAGCTGCAAAAGCTATACTTTGCGTCGCAGCTAACAGGATCAGGTGCGGCGGCTATAACAGCTTGGGGTACAGCGCTACAAGCGGCAGGGATAAGCGCAGAGGCCACTACTGCCGCAGCTGAACATCTTGCGTCGGTTACGCGCATCAATCCGGGCATGAACGCCCTTCTCAAAAACATCATCGGGCCTGAGGCTATGCGAGGCGGCGCTGTTGAGAGGATGATGGCGCTCGCTAAAACGCTTTCTGGAAACGAAGCCAAGTACGGCGGACACTACGGAGCGGCTACGTTTTTTCAGATGTTCACAGGAGAGGGCGAAGAGCAGTACTACATGATGTCCAAAATGGCGGGGGTTGTTGACGAGCAGAATAAAAAGATCGAAAAGCTGCGCGCCAATTACGGTCTTACGAAAGATAGGTACGATGAGATCACCAAAGCAGGTACGGAGTTTGCCAACAAAGAGGCAATCATAAACTTAGAGCTTAAAGACACGAGAGCGATCATCGCAGAAAAGCTGTTACCGCTGGCCGACCCAGTAATAGACTTCTTATCCAACTGTGTGAAGTGGCTTAATGAAGTAGACAGCGGATCTCTGGCGTGGGCGGCGGCACTCACATCCATTGTAGGTTCTTTGGGCATCATTGGTGGAAGCAAAATGGCCCTTGGGTTTGTGGGTCGTGGACTGGGCTTGGGAGCAGGTGCTGCTGGCGGCGTGGCGGAAGGTGAGGTTGCAGCGGGCGGCGCTGCTGTCATAGGACTCACGCCGGTGCTGGTGGGCCTAGCTGCGGGGATGGGCATAGACTGGTTGCTGGCGCATCCAGAGGGAGTAAAGCAGTTCTTGGGGGACGTTGTAACTACGCTGGCACAAGGAGCGGGCGTAGCCACAGGGGACGCAGACACAACTAAAGGAGCGACCGTACAACGAAAACCGGGCGAGGTGTGGTACGACCCGGACAGGAATACTTTTCACAACATGGGGGCGGATAACAGATCGTGGATGGCGCGGAAATTTTTACACGGCTGGTCCAGAGCTAAGAGTTGGGCTGGGGGTCTGTTTGGTTTGTCGGACTCTGAAATAAAAACGTGGGCTGATATGGCGGGTGCGCGCGATGGTGGATCACCTGCGAATTTGGCGGACATTGTGCGGGGTGTAGTGGGTGTGGAGTCGGGAGGACACCAGACAGACACATCGGGAAATACTCTGCGAAGCGGCAAGGGAGCACTAGGCTTGATGCAGCTCATGCCAGGAACTGCCGCGGCGTTGGGCGTGGACCCAGACGACCCCAAGCAAAATGTAGCAGGAGGTACGGCGTACTTAAAGCAGTTGTACGCCAAGTACGGTAATTGGAATCAAGCGCTGGAGGCGTATAACTGGGGGCCTGGAAATTTAGACAACGCGCTAAGAAACGGGACGTTGGTGCCCAGCGGCGTAGTGGCCTACGCAAGCAGTGTGCAGGAGCGCGCGTTAAGAGGAGCCTCCTCCGAAGCATCGATAAAACAAGAGAATCACATCACCGTAACTGGGGTGAGCGATCCGCACACAGCGGCGAAGGCAGTGGGGGACGCTGTACGGCAGGCAAACTCTGAGCTTCTCCGCAACAACCTTGGGGCGGTGTCAGCATGAACGCCCCTGTAACCACGGCAGTGTATTTCAAACGCTCTATGAGCACCTTCGTGGCGGACTGCGTTGTCGAGGAGCGGCACGACGACTCCTGGGTAATCCCAGATCACCCAGTTGAGCAAGGCACCACGGTGTCGGACCACGTGTATAAGCTGCCAGCGAAGTTGATGCTCACCTACGTGTGGTCCATGCTCAGCAGAGACGGCGCGCCCACCAACCCAAGTAACGCGGCGAAGAGCATTACGTTTCTTCAGCAGCTTTACCAGCAGCTACTCTTAGTCAACTCGGCGAGCGCGACGGGAATCGTGAGCCCATTCAGCGTGTACACAGGCAAGCGGGTGTACCCTTTTATGCTTTTGGAAAACCTGGCTGTGACGACCGACCCCAAGACAGAAAATGTTTTAGCGATTCGCGCGTCGTGCAAAGAGCTTATTGTGGTGACTACACAAACCGTCATGCTCAACAGCGCGGCACTAGTCAACCCCAGCAATAACGCGGCACCCATAGAGCAGGGCGCCAAGCTCTTGCAGCCGGCTCCCACCTACACGGAGGCGGACCTATGAGCACCGCCTACGTAGTTCCCCTTATCCCGGCAGCGCAGACACTGTCCGTGTCTTTGGGAGGAAATCAGTACAATCTTCGGGTGTTGTGGAACGCCGCGGCGAATTGCTGGGTTCTCGACATCTACGACGCCTCAAACAGTCCAGTAGTGCTGGGCATCCCCATCGTCACAGGTGTGGATCTTCTCAGGCAGTTTGGATATTTGAACTTTGGCGGCCAGCTCATAGCGCAAACAGACTTCGACACACTGGCTGTTCCCACAGCCGATAACTTGGGCACGAACAGTAATTTGTACTTTGTGGTGAAGAATACATGATCTCGGGTACGACTCAATTCGGACGCGCCTACGCGCTTACGTTCACAGCGGGTGGCGGAGCACCGGGTGTGGAAGCATTTAGCACTGGTGGAGTGATAGGCGGAGCAGTGGGTGGCTTGCAGGTTTTGGACCTATCCTCGCTACACTTTAAGTTCAGTGTCAAGAGCACGGATGTGTCCACGCCTAACACAATGTCGGTGCGAATATACAACCCATCGCCGACAACCGCAGGAAAGATTCAGCGGGGGGAGTTCTCAAAAATATCTCTGGCGGCAGGATATCAAGCAGGTGTGAACTACGGGGTAATTTTCTCCGGAGACATCAAGCACGTGTACATAGGCCGCGAGAACAACATCGACAACTACGTTGAGATTCTGGCCGGCGACGGAGATTTTGCCTTTAACTTTGCAGTGGCCAACACCACCGTTGCGGCAGGAGCATCGTCAGCAGATGTATTCAACTCACTAAGCAAGTACGCTAAAGACAACGGCTTGGACGTAGACCCAGCAGCAGTAAGCGTGTTTGCATCCACAGGCGGCGTGATGCCGCGCGGCGCTGTGCTATTTGGTTTGTGGCGCTCGGAGATGACCAAGCTGTGCAGGTCTGCACAAGCTCGCTGGTCGATCAAACAAGGAAAACTCATCGTTATACCGGACACTGGATACCTGCCAGGCGAGGTGGTAGTTATGAACTCGCAGACCGGCCTGGTGGGTGTTCCGCAGGTAACGGATAACGGGATCACCGCGCGTATGCTGCTCAACGGGAAGCTGCAAATCGGCGGAAGAGTGAAGATCGATCAAGCGGACATCAATAAGCAGATCGTACAGCAGCAAGGCTACCCAAACTACAACAGCTTGTATTTTCCAGCGCAGACAACAACAGACGGAACTTACCGTGTGCTGGTGTTGAATCACGAAGGCGACACACGCGGTCAAGCGTGGTACACAGACATCGTGTGCTTGGCGCTGCAAAAAGATACAGTCGCGCAAGCATATCCAGGATCATCGAACTTGGTGGGCGCTACGCTAGGTTAGGAGCTTTGTGGACCAGCGAGAATTTATCGGCGATCAACAGGAAGCGCTCAAGGCTGTGGTTGAAGCTGTGCTGCTTGAGACGTGGACCTGCCTTCCAGGCATCGTGCAGAGTTACGACGAAGCCACAAAACTATGTGTGGTGCAGCCATCGATCAAGCTCACCACGCTGCAAGTGAACCTCACTCCATCGCAAAACAACCCACAGACCAGACCAGTGCCGATTACTATTCAGCCGATTGCGAATGTTCCTCTGGTGTTCATCGGTGGAGGAGGTATGGTTCTGGAGACAACGCCCCAGAACGGCGACGAGTGTTTGCTGGTGTTCGCATCGCGAAACATCGATGGATGGTGGTCCAAGGGAGGCGTGCAGCTTCAGCCTGTCACTCGCAGGCACTCGCTTTCAGATGGGTTCGCCATCGTGGGTCCGCGATCCAAGGCTAACCTGTTCGGCAGTCTAGGACCAGGAATCAGGCTTCGGACAGTGGACGGCTCCGCCTACGTGGAGCTGACGCCGGCAGGCGCGGTGAACATCCTGGCTACAGGGGTATTAGCGGCGAACGGAGGCACAACGCAGAAGTTGATGACCGATGCTTGGTATCAGTGGTTCAGCACCAACATTCTTCCATTTTTGTCGGCGCAGGGTTACACAGGGCCACCCCCACCGGACAACAGCGAAACAACGATCTTGAAGGCTCAGTGAGGCGCGCATGAGAGCTAGAGCTTTGTCGCCAAGCGGCGATTACACATTCGGCACGGGCCTGCAAAACTACCTTGTAGACAGTCCGCAAGCAGTCGCGCAGTGTGTCTACACGGCGCTGCGGCTCTTGCTTGGCGAGTGGTTTCTGGATACGACGAAGGGTGTCCCGTGGCTCACCAAAGTGATAGGTTTTGGCACAGAGAGTACGCAGGATATTGTAATTCAAAATGCTATACTTGGGGTGCAAGGAGTCACAGGAATTTTGAGCTACAACAGCACCAGGACGGGCACTGACTTTTCCGTTTCGGTTGCTGTAAACACCATCTACGGACCAGCAAAGCCAGTGCTGGTAGGTATTCCGGTGCCAGCCGGACCTGGCCTGGGGCTAAGCGGGTTTGGCGGAAACGGTTACGGGGTATAGCGATGCCAACATATCCATTGCCGACACTGGCTGTCACACTGGCCCCAGCAGGGCCTAGCGCGCCGGCCTTCGCAGACATCCTGGCCTCATTGTGGGTGAGCCTACAGAGCATCTACGGGACGGACGTGGTGAACACGGCAGACCAGCAGGATACCGAGCTTGTGAGTCTGTTGGCAGAGGCAGTCAACGACTCCAACAGCGCAACCATAGCGGGCATCAACAATTTCAATCCAGCGTACTCGCAGGGCGCCGGGCAGGACACTACGTACTTAATCAACGGTATTCAGCGCGAGGTTCCTACCAACAGCACCATGCCGGTAACGCTTGTCGGGGTGGCAGGCACGGTGATCGCATCACCCAACAACGTGGTACAGGACGCGAACGGATACCTGTGGAATCTTCCGGCGACTACGACCATCCCCAACAGCGGAACGATCGGCGTGACAGCCACAGCGCAGCAGCAAGGGGCGATCGCAGCCATAGCTCAGACACTCACGGTTTATACACAGGTACTGGGGTGGCAGTCGGCGACCTCGACAGCGAGTGCAACACTAGGTGCGCCGGTCGAGCAGGATGGAGCATTCAGACAGCGCCAGCAGATCAGCACAGGCATAACGGGCGAGGGCATTGGCGCGGTGGAAGGCGCGCTGGCAAACTTGTCCGGCGTAACACGCTCCATAGTCTACGAAAACTCCACCGACGCATTCGGCACCGGCATGGAGACGCCACCCCTTATCCCAATGCAGCCACCGCACAGCATTTGCTGCGTCGTAGAGGGCGGCGACGCGACGGCGATTGCGCAGCTCGTCGAGCAGACCAAGGGACCAGGATGCAGCACGGCCGAGGGCATGGCGGGAATTACGACGATCACGGTCAACGACCCGAAAGGTGTTCCCGTTGCTATCCACTTCTTCTTGCTGACCAACGTGCAGGTGTACGTGTCGCTGATAGTGCAGCGGCTGAGTGGGTGGGTGTCGTCTACAGCAGCGGAGATTCAAGCGGCGATTGTTGCGTATCTTGATGCTTTGGCGATCGGTGCGGACGTTTATTACACGTCGCTGTTCGGGCCGGCATCGCTTTACGGCGCTAGCCTGGCAGGAACCTTCAATGTGGTATCGCTCACGCTCGGGCTTGCGCCTACGCCAGCAGGAACCGCCAACTTGACGATAGACTTTAACCAAGCCGCTGCCAGCGTTACCGGCAACGTTGTAGTGACGGTGCTCTGATGCCGCAGCTCTCCGACTATCTCGCGAAGATACCAAGCCAGCATCGGCAGCAGCCGAAGTTCCTGGCGATGGTATCGCTGTTCGTGCAGACGTTCATCGACAACCAGAATTTGTGGGCGCAGATTCCTGCATACTTCAATCTGAACACGGCAGCACAGTACGCGCTGCCGGAGACCAATTTTGTATTCGATTGGATCGGCAAGTGGGTTGGAGTGCCGCGCAGCGGTCTCAGCGATGCAGACTACGCCGTGATACTCAAACTGCAAATCGCAGTGAACCACTGGGACGGCACAGTGCCGGGCATCTACGCGATTTGGAACGTGGTGTTCGGCTCGGCGGTGGAAGTTCTGGTGCAGGACAATCAGGACATGTCCATGTTCGTCACTTTCGTAACCCTGCCGCCATCGTTCAACACCGCTGTACGCGCACTGCTGATCTCCGGTCAGTTCGATCTTCGCCGCCCTGGTGTAAAGATGCTGGGGCACTTCGAGCCCAGCTCGGCAGGGCACCCAGTGTTCGGCTTGGACGTTGAGAACGACTCGATTTCAGGCATCGGAGTAGGATACTTCGTAGAGCCCGTCACCCCATGAGGAGCACGATATGGCGATTGTCACATACACAGGAGTAACGCCGGGCAGCTTGGTGCTCGGAGAGTTGGCGACTACAGAAGTAGACTTCTTGCCCATCGCGGCAAACCCAGGCTCCAATGTAGACACGCAGGCGGACTACGCGGGCGCGGGTTACCAGGTCAACGGGTTTCCTTCGGGGCAGACACTCTCTGCGCAGTTCAACAAGACTTTGCGCCAAGGATCTGTGTGGGCGGCGGCACTTGCAAATTTTGTCGCGGTAGTGCTTAACCAGCCGGTGCTCGATCAAGGGTACGCCAGCGCAGGCGACGAAGTAAGCGCTCTGCTGGCGCAGTTCGAGTCCGCGCTGCTGGCCTACGTGGCCAACTCCACCGCGCCGTCGGTAGTGGTGGTGACGTTTTCGGCGACCCCCACGTTCGACTGCTCGGTTGGCAATCTTATGCGGCCGGTTTTTCAGATCACGCTTACAGGAGACGTTACAGCACCCACGCTTGTAAACCAGCAACCGGGGCAGTCGGTGAAGTTCATCGTCAAGCAGGACTCGGCGGGCAGCCACGCCTTCGCATGGCCGGCAGGCATGAACCAGACAGGCAGCATCGACGCAGCGCCAAACAGTGTCAGTGTGCAGTCGTTCGTGGTTGACAGCACGAGCACTTTGCAAGCAGAATCCTCGATCGTAGGCTAGGAGCACTATGAGCACACAGCTTCAAGACGTGTTGGTGCCCACACCGGGCAGCGGAGATAACAGCACGAAGCCGGCCAGTACCGCGTGGTGCTTGTTGGGATTCGCCGTACTGTTAAGCGCGAACGGGTACATCAAGCTGCCAACGTGGATGGGTGGGTTCATGATCCAATGGGGATCGGCCACAGGCTTAGCGGACAACTCCCCAACCACGTTCAGCTTCCCTTTGCCGTGGCCCAATGTCTGCTTTTCGCTGGTTGCCAACGATAACAGCGGATATGCCACAAGCGGAAATCCTCGCATTATGGGCTGCACTGTACTGAGCACCACACAGTTCACGATCGAGTCGAGTGGAGCCGGCGCCAGCGCATTCTGGATAGCGGTAGGTCATTGAGGAGATGTGCATGAAGAAGATCATCGGCATTGCGGTTTTGCTTTTTTCTGTTGTGGGGGTAGGCGCACAGAGCTACACGCCTAACTGCAATCTGTTTCTGCCTCCACAGGGCTATCAGCCTTGGACCACGCCGATGAACCAAGACCTCACCCTCATCGACGACTGCCTGGGCGTGTTGCAAAATGCTTTTCAAGGCGCGTGGAGCAACTCTACAATTTATGCGCAGTATCAGCAGGTGTCGTACAATGGGTCGCTCTACATATCTCTGCAAAGCTCCAACTACGATCAGAATCCAGTCACGGCGATTACGTACTGGCAGCTATACCTTACAGGGGTGGCAGGATCGGTGAGTGCAGGGACAGCAGGTCAGCTTGCGTACTACCCAGCAAGCGGAACGACTGTAGCAGGGATGCCTACAGCCTTGGACGTGTCCAAGGGCGGCACTGGCGCTGGAACCGCGCCAGGGGCGGCGCTCAATATCATGGGCGCGACCATTACTGGAACGCTGGGCACGTCGTCGCAGGTAAGCACGTTCCCCGGCACCGTCGCGGCTGGCACTACGGTGCTCGGTTGTCCTACGACGAGTACGGTAGCTCAGTGCATCGCAAATCTCCCCGCTACGGGTGGAATCGTACAACTTAATCAAGGTACCTACATCAGTGGCTATTCTGAGATTTCAGGCCCGTTTATAACCATGTCGAATGTGACGATCTTTGGTTCAGGGATTCCGCAAATAGGGTCGACAGGGCTTATCTCGGGCACAGGGACAATCGTCCAAGGTCCGATACTTATAGGCGCAAACAACTTCTCTGTTTACAACCTCGGTGTGAACGTGGGACCGGCTGTGATCACTGCACAATTCGGAGGAACCGGGCAGGATGGTATCTCAACCGAGCCATACAATTCTTGCGGGATTGCAAACTGCCAGTGGCAGAATTGGCACCTTGAAAACATCGCAGTCATTGGAGATTCACCGTCAAATCTGAATCATGACGTGGTTCTTACAGGAA